GGGTCCTCTGGTAGAGCCGCGCCGCAAGCCGTGGCAGCGCAAGCCCAAGCCGAAGAGCAAGCCGACCTTCGGCTTCTCACGAGCACTGGAGACAGAGAATGTCTAGGAAGAACACCGACAAGCTGGAGCGCGCTGCTCGCCGGGTCGCCAAGAAGCTACGGGCGACGCCGCCTGAGAGCATCGACCTGATCGACTACGTGAAGTTCCGCACGCGCTGCACCACCGGTATGGCGCGCAAGGTGCTGCTCTCTGGAGCGCTACGCGTGGACAGCCACCCGGTCGGCTTCAAGTGGGTTCCGAACCCGATGACGGGCGAGTCGATGAAGGTCATCGATCAGTACATCGATGCCAAGCATCGAGGCAGCATTCGGATTCAGTGGGACGAAGCGGAGGCGAAGGCATGAGCGTACTAGACGGAGGATGGAACGCACGGCCAGGGATGATGACCATTACCATCCCGCTGCCGGACGAACTCTTCGTGGAGGGGCGCGAGCCTCAGGTCATCGCTGACTTCTTGTCCGGCACGGCCGCGCGGCTGGCGGCTGCCCAGTACATGGAGATCGCGGCCAAGGTGGAGAAGGCACGCACCGAGGGCCAGCTTGCTCAGGTCGAGCGCAAGGCTCGCCTGGAGGCAGTCAAGGACGAGCCCGACCGCAAGCACCCACTCGATGGCTGACAACGACACCAGCAGATGGCTGTGCGTAGACCCCGGCGAGGACACGGGCTATTCGATCTGGGAGGAAGGCGAACTGATCGATGCCGGTACCGCCAAGCTGTGGGAGTTCGCGGAGGCGCTCTGGGGAGCGATCTTCACCGACCCCACAGAGCTTGAGCTTATTGGCGACCCGCTGGCGCTCAGCCTGGTCGGCATCAAGGGCATCGTCTGCGAGGACTTTCGCATCTACCCCTGGGAAGCCAAGAAGGGCACGCTGAACTGGGACCAGGTACGCACCGCGCGGCTCATCGGCGCGCTGACGATCATCGCCAAGATGGGCGGGCTTTGGTGGGTGCTCCAGGGCGCTAAGATCAAGGAACGTTCAGAGGCTGCCGGGGCCAAGCACTTCTTCCTGTCGCCGCTGCACGAGAACCGCCACGCCAACGACTCGATCCGGCACGGCGTCTACTACCTATCAATCAAGCACGGTGCGCCGGTCGAGCAGCACGACGGCGAGGAGGACCCCCAGGATGGCTAACACACTAGAGCCTTGCGAGTGCGGCTACGGAACTGTGGACGAGGCAGGCCTGATCGTCCTGCACGCACTGGACTGCCCTAAGTGCCCGGTGTATGACGCCTTCATGGAGAACGAGAGGCTCATGGGGAACCGGAAGCGCCAGCCAACGCTGTTCTTCACAACTCCACGACGAGTGTCGCGCGAGCAGTTCTACAAGCTCAAGGACCAGTTGACCAAGCAGCTTCCGGACCACCGCGTGGTGATCCTGGAGGCTGGGCTACAGGTCAAGCAAATGTGGACTGGGGACCCTGAGGAGATCGCCAAGGAGTTCCACGAAACCTACGAGCGTCTCGCCCCAGACTTTGACTACGAGACACGCGCGGCGTCTGCGGTAGACTGGAAGGATGTTCCAGAAGGCAACCGCAAGCTGATGGTGGCGACCGTCACCAAGCTGCTCGATGATGGAGTGATCTCATGAGCGAGGAGCGCTGGTCCCCGTCCTGGGGCATCGTCCGCACGCGCCGCATCCACATGGCGTGCGCCAGCCAGGAAGAGGTCAAGATGTGCTGGCGGGGGTTCTTTGGCCCTGAGCACGACGGCGCTGACCAACCGTGCGACGAATGTGGCAAGCCGCTCAACGAGAAGGTCCCGTACCGAGCAGGCCTGGAATGATCTTCCGTGAGGACTGCGGTTATGTACGTAGCCCACGCGTGCAGGCAGCCGACGACGTGTTTGTGCGGGCCGCTTATGCACTATGTGGAGAGAAGTACAACCAGTTTGTGCTACCCTTCCATGACTCCATGTACGGATACAGGATCGACACGCGCACCGCTGCCCGAGAAGACCTAGCACGGCAAGTCCGCAAGATCACTGGCGAAACGATTGACATGGAACCAGGCGACCGCGAAATGCTGCGCGTCATCATGAGCACCCCCGTGCCGCTCACCACTAACGGAGCGTCACATGAGCAAGAAGAAGGGAGCAGTCAAGGAAGTCGAGCCGAGGGTTCCAACGGATGATGTTAGAGCCATCCTCACTCGAATCGTTCAACCAGGGCACGAATCCGAAGGTGACTCTGTGGCCACCATTGCCGAAAAGGCCGAGACTTCAACCCGCACGGTTTACAGAGTCCTTGCCGGTACAACCAAGACCCTCTCACTAGACCTGGCCGACAGGCTATGTCTTGCGGCCGACGCGCATCTGAGCGAGTGCCGCCTAACCTGGCCTGACGGCACAACTACGCCCTACTTCTAGGCACTGCTGTCACAGCCCACGGTAGATTGGGGTCTATGGCTCGTATCTCCAGGCTCGCAAACCCTGAATTCGCCAAGGCGGTTGGCGAGGCTTACGCTGATGGTTGCTCTCGCGCCGAAATGTCTGAGATGTTCGGTGCGCACGTAGACACTATCACAGATTGGACTCGTGATCCGCGCGTTCAGTCGCACGCCGCCAAGTTCGCTCAGGAGCGTGTCAACCTAATCACGCGCATCACCGACCGCGAGATTCTCAATCGTCTGTCTGACGCCGACGACATGGACACTGAGCTTATCCTCAAGATTCGCAAGGAGTTCCTGGAGCGCGCCCTCAAGATCGACCTGGGCAAGGACGGCCAGACCGCTGAGACGATCAACGAGGTCGTCCAGAACCTGGAGGACGACCCAGAGCTTGCACGCCAGCTACAGGAGTGGGCGGCAGGTAAGAAGCGGGACTAGCCCATGGTGGTTGTCACCGAGAAGATGCGGGAGACCAGCAGGGCGAACGCTGCCAAGCTGACCAAGGAAGATCGCCGGGAGAACGAGGTCCGTAGCGACCGGCTCCAGGCGATGATGGAGGCTGACCCTCAAGCCTTCCAAGACCTCCTTGCCAAGGTAGCAGGGAAGATGCTGATTCCTCACTCCGAGGGTCAGGCACAAGTGCTCACCGCCGAGGAGCGCTTCCTCGTTCTCTGCGCCGGGCGGCGCTGGGGCAAGACTAAGGTAGGGGCCGCGAAGATTCTACGCGAAGCGCGTAAGCCAGGCATGCGCTGCGTCTGGGTCGCTCCTATCTACAAGGTCGTCAAGCGAGGCTACGCCGAGGTCGTAGCCCAGATTCCTGACGGCCTGCTGACAAAGCCAGCGCCGCCCGATTCGGTCTTCGACGCCGGACGTAGCGTCCGCCTCCAGTTCAAGAACGGCTCGACAATTGAGTTCTACTCCGCTGACCGCCCTGAGGGCATCCTGGGTGCGTCGTTCGATTTCGTCATCATGGACGAGGCCGCTACGATGCCCGAGTTCGTCTGGTCGCAGATCATCCGCGCGACGCTGGCCGACCGTCAGGGACGCGCGCTGTTCATCTCGACGCCACGCCAGCGCAACTGGTTCTACTACATCTGGCTGCGTGGCCAGTCAGACGACCCGGACGACCATGAGTTCCGCTCGTGGCACTTCCCCTCGCGCACCAACCCGACGATCCCATCCAGCGAGTTCGATGACATGGCGCGCGACATGCCTGCTGTTGAATACGAACAGGAAGTCCTGGCTGAGTTCATCTCTGAGGCAGCGTCGGTCTTCCGCTTCCCCAAGGCCTACAAGGAAGACGGCACCGTCGATCACTCCAAGCCGACGCCCGCGCTCAAGCCCATCGTCACTCCTAAGGGCCACGTCATCGTCGGGCTCGACCTCGCTAAGCACACGGACTGGACAGTCATCCTAGGCCTCAACGAGAACGGCCTGCCCTGCCACCACGACCGCTTCCAGCAGGTGTCCTGGCCGGTGCAGCGTCAGCGCATCTACGACGCGGTTGACACGATCCTGGAGACGGCCGAGGGCGTCACGATCCTGGTTGACTCCGGTGGCCCAGGAGACGTAATCTACGACGACCTGGAAGAGGCGGGCTACGACGTAATCGGCATCAACTTCACCACCTACAAGGAGAAGATGGTCAAGCTGCTGTCGTCCGACCTTGAACAGGGGAACGCCTTCATCTGCGAGGAGCAGCTAAGCGAGTTCGAGCACTACGCCTACACCATCACTGGAAGTGGTAGGTGGCGCTACGAGGCAGCAAGAGGCCACGACGATGAGGTCTCGGCCGCGCTTCTAGCGCATTGGGGCCGAATCCATGAGGGCGTGCCGAACGTGCAAACGCTGCACGGGGGTGACACAGCCGACTCTGACTCGTTCGGCTGGGATGAAGAGTACGCCCTCGCAGATGACGGAGAGCCTCAGGTGACAAGAATCACCGTCCGCCCTCCGTCAGCGCAGGACTTGCTCATCAACGACCCGAGAGTCTGGTCCTAGAGCCCTCGGCCGAAGCCGCCGAACACTGCCAGCAGCACCAGGATCGCGCCGATGATGGCGACAATCGCGGAGCCAGTAAGCGCGGCGAGCAACCAGTAGACGAGCGCTGCTACGAGAATTCCGATTAGAATTGCAACCATGCTGTCTCCTTGTAGGGAGACTACATCTTACCTAATCGGATGACCGTCCGTCTTCCTTCTGCTCGATGCTGTGCTGCTGAGCCTTCTGGAAGTGCATCATCATGTTGGCCCACATTGAGGCCACGAAGATCAGCGGCAGACTGGAGATGACGGCCTGGCTACCGAAGACCAGGAGCCCCAGGATACCCCAGAGCCCGATCAGTCCCCAGATAGCCCCAGTGATGTAGTGAAGCACGCGCCACAACGACGCGTGCTTATCTTCACCGCTCACCCTTCCTTACGCCAATGGCGATTAGGAACAGGTGCCAGAATCCCTTCACAGTCTCCCAAAAGCTGTACTTGCGCATATCGTCTCCTATGAGCGGCAGCGCCGCAGGCCCAGCAGGACCAGCAGGTTGCGCCACTTTCGCTTGAGCCAATCAATCACCGAAGATCAACCACAGTCCGAAGGCTAGCAGGATCAGGGCGACGAACAGCGTCACCGCTGGCGGTACTGGAAGTTCGCAGGTGTTGAGGTTGCATCCCTGGCTCACTTCTTCCACTTCCGGGCGTTCAGCGCGAACGTAGCGCGCTTCCGAGTCTTGGGGTTCTTGGACTTCTTCATCTTGCGCAGCTTGCTGACGGGAATCTTCCTACCCTTCTTGACCTTGGCGGACTTGCGCAGCTTGCCGCGATTGGACTTCTTGATCTTGATTGGCTTGCGCTTCCTGGCCATCAGAGCTTCCTCCAGCTTCCGTCGCCCCGCTGTACGTATGCTCCCTTGGTAAACCGAACGGGCACTCCCCAGGTCGCCAAGTCCTTGGTGTAGTCGTCGTAGTAGCGGACCTTGAGGGCCTGCGTGCGGTTCGGGCGTCCTCGACCGAGGTCGAAGCCCTTGCCGTTGTCCCAGTTGATCGCCACGACTCCGCGCGGATCAGTCGGTCCGCCTGCACCGCCAGCACTAATGTCCAGGTTTGGGCTATCGATGGTGCCGCCTTGAATGTTGCGGACATTCTCAATGTCGCCCTTGTGGATGTAGACGCTGACGGTCCCCTCAACCGAGCCCTCAACGATGCTGACAACCTTCTCGCCCTTGGAGTCGTAGAAGTCAGCCGGGAGTGTGAATCGTTCAGCCATAACTAGCGGTCGGTGACCAGGCAGGCCTCGCCCTGCTCCACCAACAGGCGAGCCATAGTGGCGTATGGCATCCAGATCAGCGGGTAGTCGCGGCCCCAGGAGTTCTTGATCCTGAATGCCTGGCGCTTGTCGCTCGCGCCGTAGACACAGACGCAGTGCCCGCCCCGGATCGAACCCAGCGCGCTCTCTCCGACCCACCACGAGCCGTCGCTGTGCTTGACCGGGTTGTCGAAGTTGTCATACCAGTTGATGCCCAGTGCGATGGGCAGACCAATTGCCATGCCCGCGCGCATCTGGTCTACGTCGGTCGCCCAGCGGTAGGTCTCGATGCCTTCAGCCAGGTCCGGACAGGCCGGGTTGCCGAGGATGTGCGATAGCAGCGTGCTGGTGTACTTGTAGCGGACCAGACCGCGATCCTTCATGACCTTGGCTGCCGCGTCGCCACTGGTGCCGTTGTCGTCGCCGGGGTTGGTGTCTGACCAGCCGTCGATCTTCTTGGCCTCGTCCCACAGCCACCATGGGTCGTAGCGGACCGTGTACGGTCTCGTTCCGGCAGCACGACGCTGAGCCAGATTGAGGACCGCCATCATCATGGTGTTGCCGAAGCCCTCACAGGCTCCCTCGGACCCCTGATCGTGGGTTGGGTGCCAGAAGGGCAGCTTCAAGACCTTGTTGACTTCCATGGAGGTCGTAAGCCCGAGAGCACGAAGAGGATACTTCTCTACGTGCTTGAAGTCGGTAGGGATTCTTCTTCCTAGTCCA